CCACGAGCCTTCAAAAGTGAATCTACATAATCTTTCTTAAAGTTTGCGTTAATCAGTTTGGTTTTCATTTAACAATTACCCTTTTCCCTATAAGTTTTATAAAAGTCTCTTCTCCTTTATCAGTAGGAGAATCTTTCAAATCAAGCAATCCTTCTCTATCATAAACAAAAGAGAAGTTGCAATAATTTTTATATTTCTGACAAATATTCCATAACTTATTGAAATATTTATCTTCACCTGGTAGTTCCTCTTTATCAAAGCATAGAATTATCTCATGCGGCGCACAAGTTCTCATTAAAATATTCAATTGATACTTATTGAAATTACTGCCACATACTGCTACTGAACAATTCGGGAGATGGAAGCCTTCCATTTGCATCACAGCTTTCTCGCTTTCAAAAAGAAAACATACCCCATGTGTTCGAATGTTTTTTCTATTTACATTTAATCCATAGAGATTCATGGAAAGTGGATGTTTATACCAGGTATTTTCAATACGTATTGGTGCATATTTACCTACATTCTCTACTTCCCAATCATTTAATGCGCGTCCTCTAATACCTACAAGACGACCGTCAATATCATAATGGGGAATAATAATCTTATTCTGAGAAATAGAATAGAAGATATTAAATTTATCCATAGCTTCTTTTGTTATACTATCGCTCAACCATTCCGGTGGATAATGTTTAATAAAACAACCCAACACATTTGGTGAATATTCTGGAAGTTGAACTTCTTTCCGTGCAACAGAATAGCGTTCTTTCAAACTCTTATAAACTGGTTTAATAAAACCTTCTTTTTGTTTGAAAGAAGAACAATTACAAACCACTTCATAAATATCTTGATACCAGTCATATTCTATCTGCCTTTCTTCGTAATAAGTACGAAGAAATTTAAAGATAGACATACTTCCACATTCTGTATAACAAACGAACATCTTATTCTTTTTGTAAAAATATAATTTCATTGATGCTTCGCTAGATTCCAAATTATGGCAAATAGTAGGAAAGATTACAAAATCTCCCCTGTCATCGTATCTATCGGCGCCAAGTTCTGTCATCAAATGAATTACAGAATCAGTATCCAAATTAGAGATTATCTCAGCATAATCCATTTAGCCAATCAACCTTTCTTTTAATTTCAATCAGTTCATCGCTTTCAAAATCACTAATATTGTATTCATCACCAGTATAGAAATCATTGATAACAACCAAACGAGAATCGGTTAAAAACAAATCATCTCGTTTCATTGTACCTAAATCAACAATAGACCAGATACGAACCTGCGTCCATTCGCCACTACGAACTTTAAAAATATCAGTTACAAGATTTGGCCTACCATGGACAGCAATAATTGGTTCGAGAGTTTCTAACTCTTCTTTGGTTGGACGTGCCATAATTGCGCCATTATCTGCTTTGTTAATTGTTGAACGACCGCCAGCTAGAGAAGACTCATTTCTAATGTTTATATTGTTATCAACATTTGCATTAACCTGTGTAGAAGTAAAAACACAGACATCTAACTCAACAGCTAAGTCCTTTAAGGCGGTTGCCATCATTAGCAAAACTTCATCGTTACGAACACCAAATCCACGAAATTCATTAAGGAGCGCGGGTCCAATAAAGATATAGTCATAAAATACATAGCCAATATCATGTAACAAAACCTTTTCGCGCACTTTGGTTTTTACTAAATCAATAGTTGGATTAGGAATACGAACTAGAATAAAATTATCTGCATAATCCTTCATAATCTGTTTACCCTGCGCAATTCGCTTCTTTTCTTCTTCGGTGAAGCGTCCATATTTAAACTTAGATTCATTTATATCAGTTAGATATGCAAGAATCATTTTCTTAATTTGAATATCAGTCTGCTCTGTAATAATAAACAAAATTCGCTGATTGCTGCCTTTCTGCTCCCAAGAAGCTGTTGAACTATTATATCTTATAGGAAAAGCAAGAATACAAGCATCTGCCACAGCATTTCTTGTTTTACCAGTACCGCTCGCACCAGAACGAATAGTTAGACAAGAACGCTGCGCTCCATCAATAATCTTACTAAAGATAGAACCTTGAATTGGAAGTCCAACACTTCCTTCCGCGCCAAAAGATTCAACAAGTTCATCGATATCATCACCGATATTCCACTCTTGAACTTCCTCAGTGCCTGCATAATCAGATTCCAAAACCAACAATTTCTTTTTAACCGCAGTAATAATATCACTAACAGTCAATTCTTCAAATCGTTGATTAATTTCCATTGCATCCGCCGCCGTTAAATCTTCTTGATAAAATTCACTTACGGGGAAATTTTGTTTCTTTAAATCTCTGAGCAAATTCAGTTTCTTTAGTTTGGTGTAATAATAAGGAAAGTTCTCTATATTAGAGAACTCTTCAATATCCTGTAAATACTCAAGACCGTTCTGCTGTTCATATAGTTTCTTCGCCGCATCATTGGCTTCAAGATAACTCTCAATATCTAGAGCCGTAATCCTCTGCGCGCCACTATGCCACAAACCGTTTATAGCATTAAAAATATACTTCTCGAACTTAGTTGAAAAGTCTGAGATAGACAAGCTGTACTTATCAACCTCGCTTAAAAACTGAGGATGCTTCATCAGAGAACCAAGAATCTGTTGAATGGTTCCCTTGTTTGTCATTCATCATCCTCCATATCTACTTCTGCTAGCATCTCTGCCGCAGTTTTTATATGCCGCTTCTTTCTCTTCATCTTTACTTCGATGATATTTTGACTTTGAGCTTGACGAATTTGTTCTTCAATAGCAGCAACAATACCTCTATCTCTTTCTTCGCGCTCTTGCCAATAGCGGCAACTATCTTCATAGATATGTGGAATTATTCCAATACCATTTTCACTTTTTGATGCATCTCCCTTTTTAACTTCGTAATGATACTTTAAAGCGAAATACATACCTTTGGCGGTCATCTTATTTTTTAAAAAGTTTTCCCATTGACGACGAACTTTCACAAAATTGAAGCCGTATTTTAAATCTCTACGCAAAAAGTCCCAGGCTGCCTTAAACCAAAGTTCGTCGGTCATATTCGCATGAACGTCCAGTTTAGAACTTTGATATTCATCATAACACTTCTTATGATAATACATTTTCTCACTGGGTTTTACGAAGTCGACTCCTTCAATCAGATTTGGGTCTAGTCTGTTAAATTGCTCTTTACAAATACGACATTTTACCAATATCGTTTTTGCCATTATTGCACCACCAATCTTTGCTTATTTTCCTAAATATATTATATCATATTTTTTATAAAAAGTCAAATTAGAAAAAGCCACCCTATTGAAAGGGTGGCATAATTCAAAACTTTATTCTTTTAGCATATCTTCCATATCAAGAACTACAAGATTGAATAAATCAACCTGGTCTTCGGTAATTTCAGATAATTTAATTGGGCGGCCAAAAATCATTTCAACTTTCTTTAGAATTATTGAAGCGTTCTCTTCATCAAGAGAAACCAATTCCTTCCACAAGAAAGATGCGCGCTCTCTCACTTGCTTGTAATCAAGCGCTTCTTCGATGGTCTGTTCAATTGTATCAACTACAACTGCGCCATCGAGTGTTTCGGCTTTATCAATTGCATCAGAAATAGCGGTTACAAGCTCATTATAGCCAAATTTAATCTTTGGCGCCAAATACTTAAAACGGCTACCAGCCATTACAGTAGGAGTCTTACGAGTATATAACCAACGTTCAGAATTACCTTCTTCATCCCAGGTGATATCGATGTAACCAATAATGTCAACTAACTGATTTACAATCTCATATGCACGCTTAGGAATAGATGGAGCGATAATTTCAACTTCACTATCATCTGCACGTTTTTCGACACGTTTGTCAACATGAGCGATAATCACAAGACCATAGCCAAGCTGAGTAATTTTTCGTAAGCAAGATTCAAATTCCTTTTTGCAGGCAGAATAGCCGCCACCCCAAGGAATATCACCAATTTTTTGAACTCCGTTTTGGGCGCAAACAAATTGTTCACACATTTCCCATGCAATACCAACGGTATCAATTGTTACTGTATCATAAAGCTGACGTGCTTCAGGTTTCTCTAGCTGACGCAAAACCAACTTAAAGTCACTCCACTTCATAATGTCAATTGGCTTGATGCCAGCAATAGCATTATAACCCTTTTCAAAAGCGCAAAGCAAATTTTTTGGGAATTGACAAGCCATACTTGTCTTACCGACCTTGGGTAAGGAGTAAATACATACAAACTTACCCTTTAAGTCGCGTGAGATGGTAGTGGGCTAGATGTTAAAAATATCAATAGCCATTTAACTACCTCCAATTAGAAACCTAGGTCAGCCATAGACTTTCTGCCAGTGGTTTTAGGAGCAGTTTTGGTCTCCTTTGCCTTCTGTTTAGCCTTCATTTCGGCCAGACGAGCCTGACGAGCCTCAAGCGCTTCCTGAATCTCGTCCATATCAAAAGCGAAATCACCCTCCAGAGGAGTCTGAGAACCACCGGTGATAATCAGCTCGCTGACAGAAATAGTCTTTCTCTCAATACGAGGTTCACCGAAGTCGACCTCAACCATCTTCTCTTCAGTCTTAGAGGTAAAGTTCAGCTTACCATTAATCTTAACAGTGTCGCCCTGTCCCCAGTAAGAAGAAACAGCGTCAATAACGTTAGGACTAGTAGCAAAGAAATCAATTACATCAACGCTACCACCATACTGAGGCATAATACCACGAATCTTGTAGCGATTTTCGATTTCAACGCCATCCTTATCAGTTTCGTAACCCATGCTACCAACTGCGAAAATAGCAGAGAAAGTAGCTTCGGGATTATACTTGCTCATATCAGTAATCTTGGTTACGAAAGAAGCATTAATACGAGGGTAAGAATTCAGATTGCCAGACTGACCGTAATACTCATTCATACGAATCTGTGCACCGGTAATACGAACACGATCTGCGGCATCAATACCAACAGCAGCAATACTCTTATATTCATTCATAACGCGCTCGATAGAGGCATATGCGGGATTAGGAGTGCCCTTGTTAGTCAACTTATTAGCAAACATATATACAGGGATATCCAATTCAGTTTCCTTGCCGTTCAGCATCTGATTGACACGAACCTTAATGGAACCACCAATCTTATCAACGGACTTACCATCCTTGATGTAACTACCAGTTTCCAGATCAATTTCAGAAAGGATACCCTCAATTTTTACAGAATTTTCCTTAGACTCTAACATTCAATTTTCTCCTTGTTTCATTTAACAGTTTCTTTTAAAGTTTCATTTACTGATAAAAATTGTGGGGCTTTAAGGCCCCACTATTAAAATCAGTCCTCAGAAGGAACAAAGGTCTTACCAGCTTCAGTCAGAACAACGTAAGTGATAGGCTTAGCATCCTCACCCTCGCCAGCAACCTTCTCACGCATAGCCAGACCCTTCTTCTCAGAGCACAGGTCGGTAACGTTAGCGTTAACAGAACGAGGGGTACGGTTCAGACCAGCAGCCAGTTCTTCGATAGAAACACGACCACCGTTCTCCTTGATGTAATTAAAGACTTCCATGGACTTTTCGGTTAGCTTCATTGTGATTTTCTCCTTGTCAATTTGACTTTTGTTTTGTTTTAATTTATTTAGAAGCGAGTTATTTCTCACTTTCTATAAATATTATATCAGAAAATCTTTTTATTTTCAAATTTTCTGAGCCAATAATTTTTGAGAGGCGGTATCGTTGCCAGCCGACCACTTTCAACCACGCTGGGTCCCTCCGTAGTTACCTCTCTTAATCATTGTATATATATTATATCAGAAAATTTATAGATTTTCAAATTTTAATAAAGTGAAATTCCAATAATTTTATCTGCTTCGGAAATTTTAATTGCTTTCGCGCCCTGTGTTACACGGCTTAAAGTAGGAACATCATTGATAGACAGTTTAATACAGGACTTACTAGATGCAACTAGAATTTCTGTTTCTGCACCAAGAGATACAAAATCTGCCATAAAATCCTTACCGGTTAATTTGTGAATCTTTGCTCCCTTAGTATTTTTACCTTGTACAGTGAATTCACTAATAGGAGTTTTCTTAAACAGACCAGAAGAAGTAACAGAAATGATATACTGGGCATCCGATTTAATGGGATAAGCACAACATACAGCATCTCCATCATTTAATTTAATTCCACGAATACCCTTAGCAATGCGTCCAATAGGACGAATATCTTTTGTAGTAATACGAATGAAATTACCAAGCTCAGTCATGATACCAACATCTTCGTTATCAATAAACAAAATAGAAGCAATTTCATCATTACTATCTAGGTTAATTGCCTTTAGACTACCAGAGCGTTTTAAGTTGTATTCAGACAGTTCAGATTTTTTTACAAAACCATTTTTAGTGAAGAATACAATATTCTTTTCTGCTTTTCTCTTGTTAAAGGAAGAAATAGCAACGATTCTTTCCCCTCCAGAGAGGCCAAATAGAGATTCAATAGCAATTCTTTCTCCCACAGGTAAAGCGGCCGCTGGGTAGTGGTAGAAGTCTCCACTATGAGTGAAGAAAGCAATTTCTTCATTAGATTCAATTTGTTCTGAGTGTACAACATATTCGCCAGCCTCCAGCTTTGCCTTATTTCCAACTCCACCGCGCTTTTGCTTATAAAGAGTGGAAACCTCTGATAAGTAAAGATTATTTCGATTTGTCATAGAAAATTGGAGCGAACGAATTTCGGTTGGCTCTTCGTCTTCTTTTGCAATGTTAATAATTTTTGTGCGGCGAGCGTCGCCGAATTTTTCAGCTACTTCGCGCCAACCCTTTTTGATTTCTTCTTTGAAGAGTTCTTCGTTAGATAAAATGTTTTCAATTCTTTCTTTTTCTACGGCTAAATTATCTCTTTCCTTTGTTAGCTTATCTACTTCAAGATGTGCCAAACGAGCAAGTTTGATTTCAAGAATTGCTTTAGCCTGCTCTTCATCAATCAACAAAAGTCGCTGTAAACCAATGGAAGCATTTTTTGCGTCTGCTGCTTGACGAATAGTTTTGATAACTTCGTCAATCATAGAAATGGCTTTTAGCAAGCCGTCAATAATGTGTAAACGCTTTTTGATTTTATTTAAATCATAGGAAAAAGCACGAAGATAAACTTCTCTTTCGTGGTCGATATGAGCCTGCAACATTTCTTTCCAAGTGAATACACGAGGAAAACGACCATTGTCAAGCATTGTAAAATTGATGCCATAATGATATTGCAGGAATGTATTTTTGTAAAGATGTTTTAATACTTTATCTGGATTTGCTTTCTTTGTCAAATAAATCTTAATCAGCGGAGTAGAACCAGTAAGATCATTAAATCTTTCAATGCCAGGGTTATCTTCTCCGTTTACAATTTCCTCAAGCTGGCCGCAAATAGTGTTAGTATAAACACCATAAGGAATTTCAGTAACTACAAAACATCTCTCCTTGGTATCAAACTCAACAACGCTTCTTAACTTACAAGCAAAGCCAGTGCCATTTTTCATAGATTCCTTTACATCGGATTCATTGTATAAAATAGCGCCGGTAGCAAAGTCTGGCGCGCAATAGATTTCACTGAAATCACAATTGGGATTGTCAATAAGATGAATTAAAGCATTATTGATTTCTTTTAGATTGTACTGAGGAATAGAGGATGCGGCGCCAACTGCAATACCTTGAGTTCCATTAACAATGTTATAGAAACCCTTGGTAGGCAGAACACCGGGATACTGCTCTGTATCGTCATAGTTATCACGCCATTCTTCTACTGTATTTTTATCAATATCAGCAAACAAATAATTAGCGAGTGGTGACAATCTTGATTCAGTATAACGCTGATGTGCCCAGTTGCCAGATTCCATCAAGGTGCCAGCATTACCTTTAACATCCATCAAAGGATAACGCATTGCAAAAGATTGACCGGCGCGCATTAGGATACCAACGGCACTGGCGTCACCATGGATATAAAAACGAGAAAGTGAACCAACAGCTTTCAGAGTTTTATGGTGGGGTTTGCTGGACACAAACTTATCTGTATAAAGAGCATAGAAAATCTGTCGTGCAGAAGGTTTCAGACAATCGCGCACATCAACTAATGCACGAGATTGAAGAACCGCGCCTGCATATTGTATCATTGACTGTTCTATGATTGGTTTTAATTCAGACATCGATTACCTCCAAATTTTCATAAGGGATACAAGTTCTATAAGGATAACAACCTTCTTTTGAATAAAACATCACCAATCCAAACTTGTTGGGACCAGTTTTAATGTATCCCTCTCGTCCTTCGTAATTGCCTTTAATAATTTTACAAGTAATCTTCATAAATTTTCCCCTTTCAATATTTCTTTATTATATTATATCAGAAAAAGAGAGGAAAATCAAATTTCCTCTCCTAATCTGTCAGCAAGTTCACGAAGTATATTAGAAATAGATTTGTTGTGTTGTTTTTGGCGTTCAAGTTTTTCTTCCAAGTCTTTAATTCTGAGGGCATTGTCACTATGAAGCTAATACCTAGTATTTCGTATTTCTTCAATCTATGATTGTGTAATTTCAAATTCTTGGTCAATTGCTGCGCCAAGTTCTTTAAATTTATCCATATTACATTTCCCCTATAATTTCTTTCTTTCTTATTGCTTCTTCGATTTTTTGCTTTATAAGATTAAGAGTAAATGTATCACAATCAAGCAATAAATCAAAATCCTTAGGAATAGCGACAACTTCAAAACCTTTGCTATTTAAATATTTTACAACTTCCACAACATCATCTACGTCAAAGTTATTTAAATCATAATGTAAAATATTCATTACTCTTTAATCTCCGAGAAATCAATTTTAGTCATAACAAAATTTCTTCTTGGCTCAACATCTTCGCCCATCAAAGCATATAGAATTTCCATAGCTTCTTCTGAATATTCAAGAACTTCCATTCTCTGGAATTCAGAAGTAAACATAGAGCGGTGCGCTGAGTCGGGGTTCATTTCACCAAGACCTTTGTTACGAGTGATATTACCCTTGACTTTTCCACGCATTGAATTCATTTCTTCATCGGTAAAAGCATAGGTTTCTTTTTTACCATCAGAAATAATATACAGTGGAGCGTGGAGCCAACACAAACGTCCTTCCTTGATGAACTGAGGAGCCAAATAAGATAGAGCCGCCATAATCAGCAAACCGATATGATAACCCAAATTGTTCCAACCTTTCGACTGGTTTAGACTATATTTTACTCGTATAAACGAGAATGCTCTTTCCACCTATGTACCAATAATAGATGTACTCCCAGTCTCACCCGGGATAGTCGTTACAGGCTTCATTTACCAATCCATTCTTTACTTTTCTTTTTATAAATGGGAAGATTTTTGTAAGTTCTTCCCCAAAGCATTTGCTGAAAAGTTTGATAACTCATTCTATCTTGAAAATCTTTATAAATCTCTTTGGCTTGCTCTTTTACGTATCGTTCTCTACAAAGCATGACTTCTTCATTTGTAAGAGTGGCCTTGTCAGAATTGCCACCATCTGTTGCATGATACATATAATAATCTTTATTTTCTTTGGTATATACCTCTTGTTTTATATCCTTCCAAGTGGTTCCATCCCAAATACTAGCAAAGGTACTAAAAGAGATTTTGTCTTTGAATTGCTCATATACTTCTTTTCTACGACAATGTAAGTCATAGCATTCTCTAATGTAGGCTACATCTTCATTGGTTAATTTGGTTCTACCGTTGTTTTCACCGCGATTATTTCCACCGCCTTCATTACAATTATAACCAAAACCCTTAAAAGTGTTAAAATAAGCAATCCAATATTTTTCTCGTGAATCTAAATCTTCAAGTGAACATTCTTCTAATATTTCAAAGTCGAAGGCGGCCGCGCCATATTTCTGAATAGCTTGGTCTATTGCCAACTCCTTTTTATATTTGTGTTCGTCAAAACGACGATTTATGTCATTTGATTGACCCACATAAGATTTTCCATTTGATTTTTTTGTTATTTTATATATTCCTATCATAATCATCACCTCGATGTTATAATAAGAATGGATCGATTCTGATTCCCACGGTATTACCATGCCCACGAGGGGTTTAGGCTCTCTTACCACCTTGGCCTTTCGACCTAGTTGACCGTTAGCTCACATAAATATGTAATCCATCCTTACATTTATATGTGA